TCCCCGGCCTCCAGGCCCGCCAGCAGGTTTTCGAGGCGGACATCTGCAACGGCCTCCGGGGCGGCCGGGGTGAGCGCCTCGACAAGCTGGGCATCGGTCATCTTGCGGAGCCGCACCGCCTCCTCATGGATGCGGCGCTCCTCCTCGCTTCTCCGACAGTTTCTTTTCACGATGTAATCTCCTTTCAGATGCCTACCACGGCACAGGGCCCGTCAAATCCCTCAAGCGGGAGCGGGGCGACCTGTGCCCCAGGCACCACCAGCAGGACGCCGCCGGACACGCGCTTGAAATACTTGCGGATAATGGCGGCCACCTTGTATTTGTTGGGTTTCTTGGTATAGAAGACGATTGCCACATCATCCCTGGTGAGCACATCAATCATGACCGGCGGCCACCCGTCATCCTGCTCCACATTGGCATAGCTTTCGATTCCCGCAGCCGTCAGGGCCTCGGCCATGCGCTCTGCCAGGTCGCCGTTGTCCAGATCGCCGCGCCGACGAGCGTCCTGGAGGATGCCGATGATGCCGTCAAATGCTGTTGTCATAGTCCCTCCCCGGCCCGCGCTCCCAGTCCTCTCCATAGGTTTTAAGGACGGTCGCATACAGGTGGTCATACTGCTCCTGGAGGCTGTCCAACCGCTTGCGGTAATACTCAGCCATTCGCCTTTCCTCGGCCAGTTCCCGCTTGTAAATCTCAATGAGGGTCGGATTGCCGCTGGCGACCTGTTTTCCAACATCGCGGCACAGGGAGCGGATAATGCTGTCCTTTAGCACATTGGCGTCAACGGTCAGTTCTCGACGCTTGGCCTTTTTAACGCTGACGCACGGCTCCGCCTCATAGGCCGTTCCATCACGGCGTTGACATTCACAGTAGACGCCGATGTCGGCCGGGATTTCATCCTTGACCTGCTCATAGAGCGCCCTCGGCATAACATAGTAGTTATAATGGCCGCAGAAAGTGGTGGCGGCCGGGCTGTGGAAATCGCTCTTGCTGACCTTGATTTCATAGCAGCGGAACACGCCCTTGGTGTCATAGGTCATGTAATCCACCCGCTCATGCCCAAACCAGCCGATGGTGACCTCATAGCAGCCAAAGACACCCTGCTTGTTCGTTGCCCGCCAGATATTCCGCTCCAGTTGCAGCGTCAGTTCAGTCTTCATGACATCCATCCCGAGCAGGGAGGCGCACAGGTGGTTGTGCGGCCGAGCGTTGTGGGCTGCCACGCCCAGCCATTGCCGTGTGGGATATGTAGCACCAGGGGCCGGTCGAACTTCACCGCCCGCTTTGCGTTCTTTTTCCTCACACGGGGCCGTTTGCTGTGGGCCGCAAGGTATCGGCACCGGCGGGCCTGTCTCTGATCTTCCTGGAAGCGGGCAATCTCCCTAACCATCTGAGGTGTCACCTGAAAGCCAAACTCATAGTAAAGAACCTGGTTTGCTGGGGTGGTAGGCTCCTCCGGCTTCTCTGGAATGCAATCATCGGGGAGCGGGCTGGGGGCGGCGCAGTTCTCCTTGATGCACTCCCGCACCGTGCGGCCGATCTTGCGCCGAATCAACCAGTGGCGAATGATGTCCCATAATTTCATACGCTCTCCTCCCAGTATTCAACAAAAAGGCGGCCGGTCTTCCCGTTGGCCTTCGGCTCCTTGCCTGCGCGGACGGTGTAGCCGTTGCGGGTCAGGATCACAACCAGGGTCTCCCGCTCGTCAGCGCGGGTGTAATAGATGCGCTGGTCATTCATGGCCTGCCTCCGCAAATTGGAAAACATCGACAACGCAGCCGTCTTCCGCCTCAACCAAACGGCCCTTGCCAGCCGTGCCAAAAAGCCCATAGGCACACCAGTCACAGCCGTTCTCGTTGCCCTTTCTTGGGTCAAAACTTCCTGCCTCCAGGTATCTGCCGATGCACTCCAGGTAGCTTTGTTGGGGCCGTCGCTGCCGGCCTCCTTGTGCTCCCTGGCGGTGTAGACCCGGCCACAGATCGGGCAGACGAAGCGCCAGTCGAGGGGATCAGGGCCAAAGAGGCGCTTCCCCTCCTCCAGCCAGTCTTTAACGGGGGTCGGCGCTTCGCTGGTTGTGATTTGCCTCCCGGCGGAAATTTTATAGGTCTTTTTATCGCTGTTCATGTTCTTTTTCTCCTTTCCCGGCTTGGGCGAGATCGTCCATCTTGCCGACCAGCCCCCATACCCTAGCCAACGCCGCAATATTGGACAGCAGACGGCGGGTCTTGTCCTCCCGCTGATCTTCCGGGATTTGCTCCAGCGCCTGGGCTTGATAGGCCCAGGCGCACACCGCCCCGCGCATGGACACCAGCGCGGCATGGTCATCGGCGGCACTTGCAGCCATCCGCAGGGCATCGGCCAGGTCCTCGTTGTAGAGAAACTCTCCGCTGCCGCAGCGGGGGCAGGCTATGATGCTTGTGTCTCCGTCCGGGTAGGGGCTCTCTTTTTCATAATGGGCTTGAAGGGCAGCAAGCGCCACCTCGCAAGCCTCGTTGGATGGTGCGTCGCACCAGGCATCGCTCCGCATATAATGGGTGATCTCGGCGATAGCATCATCTGTTGTCATTTTTCTTGCGCCTCCTCCATCGCCCGCAGGCAGGCTTCGTAGTTCTCGGTCAGGGCGATAAACGCCTCCTCGCTGCCCCCACTGTCCGGGTGCATGACCTTTGCCAGCCGCTTATACTGGGCCTTGATTTCCTCTGCACTCTCCGGGCGTTGCGTAAATCCGAGGGCCTGGAAGCATGGCTCCAAAGGCGGAGCGGCTGGGAGCGCAGGGACACCGGCCAAAAGCATATCCAGGGTGAAGATGCCCTGTTCCACGGCGCGGGCCAGCCCTTCCAGGGAGTAGACCACGGCGGCAAAGAGGTCGCTGGCGTAGGTCAGGCCACGGCCGCAGGCGGCCGATTTGGCCGTGCTATTCTCGAATCGGTAGACGGAGCCGCCATAGTGCATCTCCACCCAGCAGCTACTCCCACCCCGGCCCTGTGTCCAGTCGCACTGGTATTTCTCAACGCCCAGGCGCTCCATGACGCGACCCAGCTTCTTCTCGAAGTCCTCGGCGGTGCCGCTGTACTGCTTCCTCAATTTGCTCCCTCCTTCGGCAGCTCCCGACGCAGCCCCTCCGGGTACTCCTGCAGGAGCGGGACGCCCCAAACATCGGAGAGATTACTTTTCATAAAGACCGGCACATTGGCAAGCTGAAAACTCTGTACCAGTTCCACCACCCACTCCCGCTTCGGCGTCACCTTCTCCTTGCGGTTGCCGGTCTCCGCGCCGATGATGGCCCAATCGGTGAGGCGGGAGGAATACTCGCTTTCTCCAAAGGGCTCCAAAAGGGGCTCTATGCTCAAAAAGGTCTTGTGGAACTCGGAATGGAAGAAGGGCATCCCTGGCGCAGTTACCGTTGACCCATACCAAAAGTTATCTTCCCTCGGCAGGAGGGCCAGCTTGTCCAACTCCTCATATCGGGCCGGATTTTTAGTGAGGAACAGGAAATTGTGCTGGGGTGCAGCCCGACAGGCGTCCAGCACCTCCACAATCCACTCAACCGGCACCCACCGACCAAACAGGTCGGCCATGGAGCAGACGAAGATATTACGGGGTTTGGTCTTGCGGGCAGGCTCCTCCAGCCGGTAACGGTGAAACGTGGGCAGAAAGTCAAACGGGAACGGGCTCGACCGCACCTTCACGTTGCCCTGCATGAAGTAGTCAGGCTTCTCCAGAATCGCCGTCTGCTTGCCGGACAGTGGCGTCAGGTGGGCCCCAAAGCGGTTGGTCACACGCTTGGCGTAACAATAGGGGCAGTCGTGCAGACATCCCGTCACGGGGTTCCAGGACATATCGCACCAGTCGATTTTCGTCTTATCTGCCATGTGGCACCTCCATCAAAGTAGTTTCAGTTGGACGCCCTGCTCCAGCACCTCCGCGATGCGGCGATCAGCCAGGGCGACATATTCGGGGTTCAGTTCTATGCCTAGAAAGTCCCTCTCCTCTTGGAGGGCGACCACGCCGGTCGTCCCGCTCCCGAAGAATGGGTCAAGGACGAGGCCGCCGCGCGGGCACCCGGCCAGGATACATGGGCGTATCAGTTCGGGCGGGAAGGTAGCATAATGGGCCTCCCTGAACTGTGCCGTTGCAATATGCCACACATCCCGTTTGTTTCGCGTCCCCTTCTCGTTTTCAGCGTTCCCGTGGCTTTCCCGGTCTGCCTGGGCGTCATTATCGAAAGAAACGTGGTTGGTGTATGCGCCACCGCCCCGGAAAGACCTAGCGTTCCCCTTTCGCCCACACGGCTCCTCAATGGACTTGGCGTCATAGTAGTAGGTCTGTGAGGCAGAGAGCAGAAATAGGTATTCATGGGCCCGTGTGGGCCTGTCTTTCACGGCCTCTGGCATGGCGTTGGTCTTGTGCCAGATGATGTCATCTCGGAGATACCAGCCATCCGCCCGGAGGGCGAAAGCCAACTCCCAGGGAATGCCCATGAGGTCTTTGTACTTATAGCCGTCTGGCACACGCTTCGCGACGTGTCCGTTTCTGTTCCGGGTGTTGGTCGGCGGCTGGTTCCCGGAACGAGTGGCGTAGCTGTCACCAACATTGAGCCAGAGCGTTCCATCCGGGCGAAGGACGCGGCGCACCTCCCGGAAGACTTCGACGAGCCGGTCTATGTACTCCCCCGCCGTTTCCTCCAATCCAATCTGGCCGGCCACACCGTAGTCCCGTAAGCCGAAGTAAGGCGGCGATGTGACGCAGGTGTGGGCTATACCGTCGGGGAGGCCCCGGAGCGTCAGCAGGGCGTCTCCGGTCAAGATTTGGCCGCTCATACCGCGATAGCCGCCCGGAACTCCTGCATGGTATTAATCGTCAGGTCGCACCATTCAGGGAGGTTTGCGCGGACGAGTGCCGTTGCAAAGGGCGGCGGGACAGCGTTGCCGCAGCGGGCAACCTGCTTGCTCTTGCCGTAGACGTTGCCCTCGTAGTCCCGGTCGATGATGTAGTCAGGCGGGAACCCGTTGGCAGCGTACAGTTCCCGAGGGGTCAGCATACGGAGGCCGATGTCTCCGATGTAGTAGGCCAGTCCGTCAATCCACAGCAGGATCACCTCATCCTCGGCCAGGTGGTAGCCGCAGTAGGTGTTCAGCAGCTCACGAACCTCGGGCCAGCGCCGGAGCTCCGGCCCCTCGGCCAGCTTGTAGACAGTGGAGCACACTACGCCGAAGTTGCCGCCGCCAGCCTTTCCGTCCCCGCCTCCCCCGGCCGTGATAGTATGGAGCGGGGTTTCGGGGTGCTGCCCCAGGTCCGTCCCCTTGAACTTGACCACATGGGCCAACTGCAAGGCATTGTGGTCAATGGCCGTAATAGTTGGCATCGGCTCCTCTGCCGAGCTTCCCACGACCCCGCCATAGAACTTCGCCAGATTGGCGATGCAAAGCCCCTCTCGGTCTGTTGCCGTTACCGTGTGGGCCGGGTCCTGGATGTCCTGCCCATGCTGGTCGTTGCCGTAGTATTTGACCAGCGTGGGAGCCATGAGGCCATAGCGGTTTGCGGAGTCTACGGTGCAGATAGGCCGGTCAATCTCCTGCCCTCGCACCGCCTCGGACTGTTCTGTGTGGTACTGGATGAGAGCTGGGGCGATGACCATTTCCTCTGCCTTACTGCATTGGGTGTGGGTTGGGTCCGTTACCGTCCTGATACGCTCCCCGCCGCCAGTCTGGCCGATGGCGGTCAGAACAGGAGAAACCAACATCTGGTTCCCTGCTGTGGTGACAGTGTGGAGGGGCTTATCAACCAATTCCCCCACCGAGTTGGTGGTGTTGGTCACATTCCAGGGGCAGAGGCCCGGCTGTACCACGCCGTACCCATGCTTCCCGGTGACGGTGGGCATCGGTTCCTCCATGTCCTGCCCCCGGAACCGTTCTCCGGCGTGATTGACTTGCACCAGGAACGGCTCTGCCGCCTGGAGGACGAACTTGTCCAGCCCTCGGGCCACCCGGCGCATGGTGTTGGGGCGCAGGGGCCGCTGGGCAGTCAGGCCGAACTTCTCTTTGATGGCAGCCTTGCTGTCGAAGATGGAGGGGCAAGGCAAGGACCAGTCGATAATCTCTGCCGCACTCCGCCACGGCTTCTTCAGTCCCGCCTTGACCTCCTCGCTGTCCCTGGGAGCGTGTGTGGGTTCCGGCCATACGATGGGCCGCCCGTCGCATCGAGCGATGAGGAAGAACCGCTTGCGTGTGGTGGGCGCACCATAGTCCGCCGCCACCAGCTCCCGCCATTCTACTGTGTAGCCCAGGGTCTCCAGTTGGTTGACAAACTTCTTGAAGGTCTGTCCCGCCTTTGCCTTGACCGGCTTTCCCCGCCGGACGGGCCCCCAGGTCTGAAATTCCTCAACATTCTCCAAAATCATTACCCTCGGCCGCACGGTTCCCGCCCAGCGCAGGGCAATCCAGGCGAGGCCCCGGATGCGCTTATCGACGGGTTTTCCTCCCTTCGCCTTGCTGAAATGTTTGCAATCGGGGCTGAACCACGCCAAGCCGACAGGGCGACCAGCGCAAATTTCAGCAGGGTCGATGTCCCACACGCTTTCGCAGAAGTGGCGGGTATGTGGGTGGTTAGTCTGGTGCATCAAGATTGCGTCGGGGTCGTGGTTGATGGCGAACTCCACAGGGCGGCCCGTAGCCAGCTCCATGCCTGTCGAAGCGCCCCCTCCCCCCGCAAAATTATCAACAATGATTTCATCCAACAGATTGATTTGCGCTCTCATAGCCAGCCTCCTCTATCAAAAGTTTGCGTTTGCGGCGGTGATATGCGCTGTCGGCGGCCGCCATGCCGGGGGTTTCCTGCCTACGGAGCTTGGCCTTTTGGCGTCGCTCCTCGGCGTGGGTCGTATAGTATTCACGGTGGCGCTCACGCTCTTTTTCCTTGTCCCGGTTCCTGTCTTTTTGCAAGCGGCGCTCATGGGCTTTCCCGTCGAAAAGGTGCTTATAACTGGCCTGTTTACAGCTTTCCGAGCAAAAATATACCGTGGCCTGCCGCCTCACTCCCTTCGGCATCTGGCGGACAAAAGGGGTGTCTGCCGTCGTGGTGATCGCCTTGCCGCAGGTTTCACAGTAGCGGAGCAGGGTAAGGCGATTGGCGGTCTGCCTGCGGACGCTCACGGTCTGCCGCCCCCTTGGGCCTTGGCCCCGGCACGGAGGGCACAGTCCGTACACATGCCCCGGATGCCCGCCTCGGCGGCCAGCAGGGCGCGGGCTCTAGGGGTCAGCCAGCATCCCCGGCCGCACACCGGGCAGGCCGTCAACTCCCAGCCGGGGTGCGTTTTCTTGACATCCTCCTCGTCGGGAAGGTTGTGGGCACAGGGCAGACAGAGCAACCCTTCCATCTTTTCGCCCTCTTTATGGGGCGTCAACTTAATTTTCATCAGGTGTTTCCTCCTTTGGTTCGGTAGTCCTCCCCCACCATCGTTAAGACTGTGGACACCTCGCGGAGCCTGCTGACGATGGCGCGGGCCTTACTGCTGTCGAAGCCCTTGGGGGTCTCGGCTTCAATTAGGTCGTCGGCCCCAAAGTTGGTGGTGATGATAGTGGGCTTCATGTCCTCGTAACGGTCGTTGAGGATGTTGTAAAGCGTCGAAATCGACCAATCCGTGACCTGTTCCTTTCCCAGGTCGTCAATGATAAGCAGGTCGGCATCTTTGTAGGCTTTCAAAACGGCGGCTTCGCTGATTGTGCTGTCGTCAAATGCCTTTTTTACGTCTGACAGGAGATCGGCGGCGGTTTTGCAGACGACGGGGACGCCGGCATCTATGAGTTGGAGGGCTATGGCGGCGGCTAGGTGGGTCTTGCCGGTGCCGTTTGTGCCCTCTATGTAGAGCCCATCGCCGGTCGCCAGCTTCTCGGCGAAGTGGTCGGCGTACTCCTTTGCAACACGGAGCCACCGGCGGCGCTCCGGGGTATCAGCCTTAAAATGGGCAAACGTTCTTTGGCGGAACCGTTTCTTGATGCCGCTCTTTCCCAACAGCCGTTCAATTTTTGCCTTTCGGCGGCGGGCTTCCTCTGCGGCCTCCTCTGCTTCCCGCCTGCGTTCCTCCTCCGCGTCATGCTTGGCCCAAAAAGCCACGGCTTTGTCGCAGGTACACCGTCTGGGCGATGGGCTCCAAAACGATACTTCGGGCCGCTTTCCGGGGAGCGGCAGAACGAGACCCTCGTAGTAGAGCGGAGCCCCGCAGAATTTGCAGGTTTCTGTGGGCGGGGGCGGCGTCCTAGCGGGGATGCCAAGCGCGGCAGCCTCCTCGGAGGTGATGGGCCGGTTAATCTTCTCGCTTAAATCCTTCGCTCGGTCGGAATCCATCTGTGCCGCCCCCCTTTTTTCTGCCATTTTGTTCACCTCCGTACTGATTTTGCCACTCCTTTCCATTTAGCCATGAGGCCGGGAGCGGGGTATATCGTTCCTCTCTGAAACGGTAGTCGCTGGTCATGCAGATGCGGACAGCCTCAATGATCTTGTCTGTCAAGGCGTCGTCCGGGTCGATTTTCGCCCATGCCTTTTCTGCCTCCCCTATCTTCTGCTTGCGCGGGTAAGCGTCCCAAAAGCGGTTGAAACGTTCCTCTTGGGTTTTGGTCAGGGAGGTCGGCTTTCTCCGCCGTGGCGGCTTGACCGGCGCGGCCCCGGCAGCGCCGGAAGGATTTCCTTTCCTCTCCTCTCCTTTACTTTCCTTTACTTTACTTTGCGTGTTTCCGGCGTCCGATTCCTCTCCGACACCGCATTTTCGGCCCGAAAACTCCTCCGAAAAGGGCTTTTCCGGGGCGGGCGTGGTGCGCTTTGAGTACATATAGGAAAGGTTATCCACAAGGGATTGACACCAAATAATCCTGCGCTCCTTCCAAAGTTGGGCGTCTATCTTCCCCATATCAGCCAGGAGGGCAAGGATGGAATCGGCGGTCGCCTCGTCCGTTTTCATCAAGGCCACCAGATACCGCCTGTCGGCAGCCGAAGAACAATCGTAGAAATGACCGTCGCTCCGGCATAACAGCTCCAACAGCTTGAACCAAAAAGCATAGCCGTCATTCCCCCAGCCGTCCTCAAGGACGAACTTTGTACGGCTCTCCGCTACATAGTGGGGAAAGTATTCGGCTGTCTGCTTTCTCGGTCGTCCCAATGATTGCACCTCCTTCGGGGAGATTTCCGGGGAGAAAACTCCCCGGAAATTCCCGAAATTTTACGAATAGATGACCTTGGAGCCCTCCGCCGTCTTTTCCACATCCACGCTCTGCGGGAACCGGCTTTTCATCGCCGGGTCATGGGTGATCGCCATGATTTTCAAATCGCCGTATCGCCGCTGGATGGTCTCAAGGGCGTCACAGTATGCTTGTACTCCGTCGGCGTCCAGGAAAGGAGGCTCGTCAATGAACAGGAAGCCAAGCTGCACCCCCGCCTCGCTGCTCTTGACCTCCGCCAGTGCCAGGATGACCGAGAGCGCAGCCTTGACGCGCTCCCCGCCGGAGCGGGACATATACGGGAGCGGCCCCGTAGATGTGTCATTGATGATGATGTCCAGGGTGGTGACCTCTTTTTTGCTGTTGCTCTTGAGGGTCTTTTCGGTAACGAACTCCACCGACATCCGCCCCCCGGACATCTGGCCGAGGATGTTAGTAGCTGTGGCCTCCAGAACCGGGATGATGGTGCGGATGATGTTGTGGGGGATGCCGTCCTGACTGAACGCGGCCTTGAGTGTCTCATAGATGGCCGCACGCTTCGCCCCCTCATTTGCCTGTTCCTGGTGGGCCTGGATGCGCTTCATGGCCTCTGCCCGGCTCTCCAGTTGTGCGTCGATGGAGCCGATTTTTTGGTCGATGCTCCGCAGGGATGCGGCCGTGGATGCAACGGCCTGTTCGGCCTGGGTGAGCGCATACTGGACGGCGGCCCAGTCCTCGGCGGTATTCTCGCGGTCAAATTCCGCCCTGCACTCCTGGGCCTCCTCGGCGACCTGGGCCAGCTCAGCGCTGATCTCAGTGAGGCGGGCCACGGCCTGTACCTTTCCCTGCCGGGCGGCGGGGAGACGCTTGTCCATCTCAACAAAGTGCTGATACTCCCGGATGCTGGCTCCCACATACTCAATGCGGGCGGGGTCATACCCAGCGGCCTCCGCCTGGGCCGTTTCCAATCGGCCACGGAGTTCGGCAAGCTGAGCCTCGGCGGCGTGAAGCTGCTGGCCAGTCTTGCTCAAGGTCTCCTCTGCGGTCTGCATCGCCCGCTCCATCTCCGGGAGCCGGGCATATTTCCGGGTGGCCCCCTCGGTCTCCGCGATGATGCGGTCCACATCCGTAGTGCGGGCAGGGTCATATCCAACGGCCTCCATAGCGGCCACGGCTTCCTGGACTGCGGCAATCTCCGCCTGGGTCGCTTCTTTGTCTTGGAGATAGAGGCTGTCGATCTCCGCCACAAGGGCCGGGAGTGCATCGCGGGCCTTGACCGCCGCCTCCAAAAAGCGGCAGGTATCGGCATATTCCACAGGGCACCCAACTGTGCCCAGGAGTGCCGCGTTTTCCTCCAGGCGGGTCTTCTCCTGCGCTTTGAGGTTGATGCGCCCGGAACGCTCCAGCATTGCCTTGTCGGCAGCCGCCTTGAGTTCCTCCACCCGTGCGGCCGCCTTGGAATAAGTCTGCCACTTGGCATAGAGGGCGTCCTTTTCGGCCAGGGCGGCGGCGTGGCGCTCGGCGTCAACCTTGGCCGCCCTGACGGCCTCTGTTTCGGCCTTGGCCCGCACATGGGCATCCTCGGCGGTCTGGAGGGCCCCAGTGAGGTCATAGACCGACCGTTCGGCCCGTGCCGTCTCGCCGCGCAGACGCTCTACTTCCCCGGCCTTGGCCTTGTAGGTGGCTTCCTCTGCCAGCAGGGCTTTTTCCTCCTCCAGCAGTTCCGCATAACGGCGAACACCATCCATGACCTCTGGCTCCTGGCGCAAAAGCGCATCACAGTCGGCGGCGGCGCTTTCCTGGGCCTTTTTCTGCCCTTCCAGGGCGGCGGTTTTCTGCATAAGGGCTTCCAGCCGGGCGGATGCCTTGCGGGCCCGCTCCGCCGCGTCTGCGGCGTTCTGCACCCGGAGTTTCAGGTTGTCGCGTTTCTGCGTGTCAGCCTCCAGGGAGGCCTTCGCCATATCCGCCTGTCTGGATAGCTGTTCACGGTTTTCCCGCAGAGCCTCCGCATCCGGGAGCCCGGCGGCGAGGCCGGCAGCGGCGGCGGTCAGTTCCCGCACTTTGCGGTTGGCCTCCGTGGACGCGGCGGCGGCCGCCTGATACATGGCGTCATAAATGCCCAGGCCCAGGATGTTCCCCAGGATTTTTACGCGGGCCTCCTTGTCGGCCTGGAGGAACAGGCCGTATTGGTCCTGCATAATCAGGCCGCAGGCTTTCAGCGTGAGGCTGTCCATGCCGATGGTCTGCTCAATGATGGCCTGGGTGTCCTTGATCTTCTCGGCGCTTCTGTTCTGCCAGTCACCGTCGGCAAACTCAGCGAAGTTGAGGGTGGCTTTGCCGCTCTTGGTGCGCGTCCTGGTGACACGGTATCGGCGGCCGCCCAGGGCAAAGGTCAACTCAATAGAGCCGCTGCGGGCGTCCTGGGCGTTGCAAATCCAGCCGGTGAGGTCTCCCTCGCGGGGCTCCTCAAACAAGGCATCCAGAAGGGCATCCATGAACAGGGTGCTCTTGCCCGCGCCGTTGCGCCCGTTGATGGTGCAAAAGCGGATGTCATCAAAGGAGAACGCCTCGTCCCGATAGTTGCGGTAGTTATGCACCCGAATCTCCAGCGGGGTAAAAACGCCGGTCTTGCGCTCGTCACTCCCCCCGGCGATGGCTTCCTGGATGATGGGCCGGGCAAGGGTGATATGCTCCCCGACCTCCTCCGGGGTCTTCCCCCGCTCGGCCAGATAGGCCGCCAGATTGTCCTCGGGGGTGGCGTCCCCGCCCAGGTCGGTCTTGCTGGCCGTCACGGAGATTTTCTGCGGGGAGATTTCCGAGACCCAAAAGGCCCCGGCATCATAGATGGCTTTTTCCAGGAGGCTCTTGTTCAGGGCCTTGTTATGCTCGTCGGTGCAGTCGTAGAGGACGCGGACGATCTTGCCGTCGGCGTTGCGGTTCCAGTTCAGATTCCCGACAAGGGAGGGACCGTCGGCATTGATGACGGCGATCTTCTGGTCATCCAGCCTCACCGTCATAAACTCCCGCGTCGGAAGCGGAATGAAACGGCTGTCGATGCAGTTGAGAGGCCCGCCGTCCCGCGTCTCGGCATGGATGTCATGGATGTAGAATCCCCGCTCCTGCCCCTCGTCATTGAAATTGAGGCCGCTCACGGCCCCGGAGTAGAAGGTGTTGCGGCACCCGTCCAACTGCTGGGGGCGGTGGATATGGCCCAGGCACACCAAATCATAGTCGGCGGCGGCCAGGGTGGCGGGCTCAATGACTGGCTCATACTGCGCGAAAAGCTGGGTCTGCCCGCTCTCGGTGTTGGCCCCGATGACGGTGAAGTGGGTGGACAGGATGCAGGGGATGCCAGGGATGCACTCGGCCTTGAGGCCGATGACCAGCTTGGCGATCTCCTCGGTGAACACCTGGGCCTCCTCCTCTTTGGAGAGGCCGGGGTGCTTGGCCCGGTATACCCCCCGGTCGAAGCCGGGGATGGCGGCCACATCCACATTGAGCGGGCCGTCATGAGTGTCCAGCAGGAAATGGTACACATCGGGCTTGTCCATGATGGTCACATCATCCCGGCCGTCGAAGTAGGCGTGGAGCATATTGAACTGCTCCTCACTGTCATGGTTTGGAGTGCCCCGGAGGACGCAGACATGGCAGCCGGTGCGGGAGAGGTCTTCGATGTATTGGATGGCGATGCGGGCCTCCCGGAGCCCCCGGTCGCTCCAGACCCGCGCCTGATGGAACACATCGCCGGAAATGACGGCCAGGTCAGGGCGCTCCACGCTGGCTTCCCTGACAAGAGCGCCGAGGCAGGTTTCAATGTCCTTGAGGCGGGCGTTCTCGCCGCCCACCTCTGGACCGGGGAAACTGCCGATATGCCAATCAGCCGTATGCAGTACGCGCAGCATCATCCCTTCCCCTCCGTTCTCTGGCAGTCACGGCACAGGTGCCGCCCGTAGTGGCGGCGGGAGTAGTCGGCCACCGTGTCGGTGATCTCCACGCCGCACACCTCACAGGCCCTGCCGACAGGCGGTTCCGGCTCCTGCGAGGCCGGGGCGGGCGTGTTGCTCCGGGGCTCCTGCACATAATCGTCCTCTGTGCCGGGGGCAAAGCCGCCGTCCCCGCTGTCTTCCTCCTCCACATAGATCGTATGCCGCTGGCTGACCCCTTCCCCGCCGTAAAGATTATCCTTGGCCCCAAACATGGCCTTGACAGCCTCGGCCTTCACATCGGGATTATCCAGATTGGGAACGAGATAGGCCACTACAAAGGGCTTTTTCAACTCCTCCAGGAAATAGGTGCTCTTGACCTGCAGGGCCGTCCGCAGGGCGCGGGTGAGGGCTTTGCTTTCGCACATTTCGTTGCGGAATTTGAGAAACTCCCGCTTCTGGAGGTCGGTCATGCCGTCCACCACATCATCCACGATGATCTCCTTGTGAGCTACGATGTCGATGTTCTCCCCGGTAAGCTGTGGGACGCTGATACGCACCTCGTACTTCACATCCTTGTTGGTGCAGGCCCCGCAGCGGACGGGCTTGCCGATGGAAACGTTGACATTGGCGCACTTCTGGCAGGTGGAAGGAACCACCGGCCGGGAGGACAGGATTTTGATGCCGGCTGCCCGCATGAGTTTCGTGAGGCCCTTCTTGGTCAGGGCGTACATGGGCGGCGTCGCATCATGGGGCCGCCCGCTCCTATCCGTATAGGCGTTTTTGCCCTTCTCCTGCACATAGATTTCTTTGTCATTGAGGTCGGTGCTGATCTGCACGGTGTTCATGACGGGGCGGTGGATCTCGGCCACCTCCGTCACGGTCTGCATGGGAACCAGCAGATTGAATTTCGCAACGGGGTACTGCTGGGCGATGGCAAGGGCCGAATGGCCCTGGGTCGCCGGGGTATTGGTGCTCATAATAAATCCTCCATTTCGCTGTTGCTTTTGCCGGAGGCGTGTGATAAAATGCAACTGTCAACAGATTGGGGCTGCTTCACCTTCGGGTGAGCGGCTCCTTTCTTTTTGCTTTCCTCACGCTCGGCATATAGGGCGTTCAAATAGCTTGTGAGCCGGTTTGCCTTTACAGCCTCTGCCACAAGGGCGGCGAGGTAGTCAAGGCCGTGGTGCGTTCCGTATTTCCGATTGATGTAGGACAGCTTGCTCCGGGCCATAGGCAGGGCCTGCAAGTACTCCTCGTCGGTGATGGCCGTCCCGCCCGAACGCTCGGCGGCGGCCCGCAGGTCAAACACCGTGTGCGGGCTCCACGCCCCGCTCGGCCAGCCATGCCAGAATGTCCGCCCGTTTGATGGTGCCGCCCTCTTTCGGGATAGGCACGATGAATTGCTCTTTGAACCGCTGGTAAAGCCCATCCTTCTCCGCCGCCTCCTGGCCGATGAACATGGAGAGGATATTCAATGCGAAGTCAGCCGGGCCGCTCCCCGCGTAGCCCCACGAAAACCCGTCAGGGCTGTGGAGGGTGATCCGCTGGGGGACGTTGGTCACGAATTTCCCACACTGGCTGACATAACAGATGATGTCGTGCCGGGAAAGCCTTGGGGACGCTTTCACAGGCCGCTTCTTTCCCGGCGTTGCCGACCGGCGGCCGCCGCCCGTTCCGGGGAACGGTTTGCCGGTGGCCTTGGCCCAGCACACACGGCCGAAGCCGATCTCTCGGGCCCGCTCGTCTTTGAGGACGCGATGGCACCTATTGCACCGCACGACGCCCCCGCCTGTGCTTCCGCCCATTGCTTCTCCTTTCCGGCTCCCGAAAGAGCCACTGATGATAGATGGCATATCCGACCACGGCGGCGACCAGGATCA